TAGTCTTTCCTGGTATTTCATTTTTGTTAATGCTTCTTTCGTAATACCATTTGAATTTTGAGGTGCTTTAGTTAGTGGTTGAGTACCTTTTAATTTCTCAGAAATACCCTTTTGTACTGCTTGTTCCCACTGTTTACCAATCGCCTCAATAGAAGCTTTAACCGTGTCAGCGTCCGTTAAATCAATAACCCCAGCTAAATCAACAGGTAAACCACGTTCGTTTAAAATTGACTTAGCTTCCGCCATTAATTCACGTTTTGCTATTTCCTGCTCACGCTTATCAAGTTCAGCTTGTCGTTTATCTTGATTATATTTTGTTTTTTCGTCTGCATTCATAGATTTAAGTTTCTTAGCTTCACTTTGTTCAGCTTCTTGTTCTTTTTTCCATTTAGCAAACTTCTTATTAATAATCTCGTCTACTTCAGCGTCACTATATTTCTTGTCGTTAGGTTGTTCTTTAGTTGGTTCAGCTGTTACCTTCTCTTCTTCAACCGTTTCGACATTATTTAACTCTTGATCCATGTTTGAACCTCCTATTTTTTAAGTCGTCCCCGACTATTATTCCATACAGTTTTATACCTTAAATGCTTGGGTATACTAAAAAGACAGTTTAACGTCATATCTAGGACGGTTTAATAAAATTAAACGTTATTATTCTTTATCAACATATTTTTTATACCATTCGTTATAACTCATATTTCCCGGTATAATTATATTTTTACCTGTTTTAGGGTCTCTAGCCCTTCTAGATAGTTCTGATAAGTTTTCGGTGTCAAGTACTGGTATTGTTGTTGACCTACAGAAGGGGTGTAATGGTGGGAAGTTAACTCCGACTTGTCTTTTAGACACCTCATATACTTTATGGTCGTGTTCCCGACAAATATGAGATGTTCTAATATCCAATACAGCCACAAATCTATATTTTTCTATATCAGCTTCAATATAACTTAAAGCTTCCATTTCATTATTAATATAAGCTGTTTCAGTCCTTACTAATCGCTTAGCCTTAAATTCTCCAACATTAAACCTATTAGATATCTCATCAATTACTAGTTTCTCGCTTTTACCAGTAAGTACCGCTTGTGTTACTTCATCTTTTAAAGTGTTTGATAATTCTGTTGCATTATCCCACACTCTATCTCTATAGTTTTTATTTTCCCACGGTACTGCTAATAGTTTTTCAACTAATTCTTCATCTAACTCATTGAAACTAAACCCTATACCAGTTTGTGTTTGAATTTGATGTATACTACCGTAATACGCATTTTTTGCAACTTCCTTATATAGCTCTGTTGTTTTTCTCAACTCATTTCTAGCAATATATCGCTGTACATTATCAATTTCATCTAATAGCTTTTGAAGTCTATTAATACGGGAAACGTAAGCCGCACTACTCAACATTTCAATAGTTTGTTTAATTTTCGGTGTACTTGGTAATAAGGATAAAGCTGGAATTAGCTTTTTATTCTTCGTCCTCATTATTTTAATAACTTGTTCAGCTTCCTTTTTAGAAAGCCCGTATTCAGCCTGAAATTTATTAAATATACCCTTAATACTCTTTTCAATATGCTTTCTAGAGTGATTATATACCTTTGATATCTCATCAAAAGTAACATCAGCCCTTGCAATCTGAGAGTGCATCATTTCAGCTTTTCTATGCTCCCAGTACTTATTGTTCTTCTTGTTCATCTACTTCATCACCTACTGGCGTATTGTATACATGTTCTCCACCTGTTAATAATAATTGATTCTGTGCTATATTCTCTTGTTTCTCTTCGTTTACTTTCTCTATTTCACTCATAGGATCTTCAACGAAAGGTATTTGACTTAATAAAGTTTCTTGACTTACTTTACCATCTAAATTACTAACTATTTGAGATATTTCTAATAAGTTCTTAGGTAAACTACGGCTAAAATGAGGTGTTATGCTGTTAGCATCAATTGCTATTTGTGTTAAACCTAAATAATTAGCAAATAGTTTAATTCGTTTCTTCAAACCTTTAACATAATATCTTTGTTTAATTTTAGTTATCATTTCTAAACCTAAAAGCTTAAACTCCATTGCAACGCCTGAACTATTCCCAGCGAAATTCTCATCAGTTAAGTTAGGGATATGGCTAAAAGTATATATATCTTGCTTAACAGCGTTTCTTAGCGTTTCTACTTCATTCTCATTCAGTGTTTTACTTAAATATTCTGCTCGTGCTTCAGGGTGTAATTCTAGTAGTTTATTTTCTGCTAAAGACTCCATAGCCTTTATAGACTCTTCTTCATCATCTCCAAGCCTTGCACCATATAGAACTAATATACTATCAATAAATTGTTCTTTATCATTAATTCTATTAGCTGTTAATGAATTATAACTATCAATCAACCCTATCTGTTGTTCAAAGTCACCTATTGAATATTTATTATTTTTATATTCGATAATAGGAATATCACCCATATTATGCGGTATAGGTTTATCAGAGATAACCCCTTTTTCTTTACCTTCTAAAACTATAGAGTAAACAAATTGTTTAGTCATAATAACAGCTTGATATGTTTCAGTGTCTGCTTTATTTTCTTTTCGTTTGAAATAATAAATCCCAAATAACGGTTGTTGTTCAATGCTATCATCATATACTATAAATGTATTCTCTACTTCAAGGCTTTTTATATCTAAAATATTTTCATTTTCTCTAGCGTAAACATATTCATAAGCAACACCATAAATAGCCATATCTAACGCATTATCGTGATCAGATTCATCTACCTCAGCATTATCAAAAGCAATTAATAATTCATCGATATCAGTATCTTCAGAATTGCTATAAGAAATTGTATTTCCCATGAAATAACCTGTTGAAGTATCAGCTATATCTTTAGCATGATTACACACAGGTTTATAATTAGGTTTATTTTTTGAACGTTGTTTATTTAAAATATCATGCTCACCTAAATAATATTTCTTAAGTTTCTTAAATCGTGGTATCTGTTTCTCATGTTCTCTTATTAGTTTAAGTACTAACTCTTTCTTGATGTTCTTTTCATCAAACTCAACTCTAGGATAAGTTAATAATTGCATTTATACTCCTTTCTAAAGTCCTAAACGGGCTTTATTTAATACTTTAGCCGTTTGTCTGTTCATATAGCTATATATAGCATATCTTAACGAGTCTAACACATCATCAAATTGCTTAATTGTGTCCCCTGTCTTTTCATCCCATATATAGTTATAAATCTCTTCTTTAAATCTCTTTACATTAGAATTAATAAAAAGGCTATCCTTCTTGAATAACCTTGCTACTTGTTCTATTCCTGCTAATCTTTCTTTATTCGCATTGACTGAATTAAGTCTTTCACGATAAAACCTATCTACGTGTTCAGGTCTGGCACTATCACAATAAAAAGTAATGTTTCCGTGCCTTTCTTTTATTTCCTTAGCAATTTCAACCCAATCATCTATTTCTTTAAATTGATAAGCGTGTTCTTCTAGCAAATAAAATTTACCGTCAACACTTTCACCCATTACAACTATTGATCCGTAGTGACTATACCCCCAGTCAACTCCAGCGAATTTCTTTTTAAACGTTATATTTGAATAATCGTCAAAGTAATGTTTATTTCTATCAAAGTCACTATATACAATACCTTCACCAGTTACCCATAACCCTTCTATATCTCTATCATAAAACATACCAGAAGGGGTTGATTCTTTGATGTTTTTAATATATCGTTCTGATAAAAATGTATTATCATCTAATCTAAAATGATACGATATTATATTTTCACTCTCACTGTCAATATATTCTTTCTTTAACCAGTGTTCGGGGTTGTCTGGGTTGGTGTCAAATACTATCCTTGCTCCATCTCCTGAACAACGTGAGATAATCTCTTTAAATACTGTTTCATTTGCCAATGAAGCCTCGTTAATGTACGCTCCAAAGGCTGTCATACCACGAATACCACCAAGTCCGGCTATTGTTCCTGTAAAAGCCTGTACGACCTTAACACCGAACAAAGTAAATGAATTATGTTTATCAAACTTAATATCTAATTGATATCTATTGTATATTTCCTGTAAGATATTATTTTGAATTGTCTTACTCGATACCCCAGCTAAAATATACATAGGCTCTTTAATGTTCAACTTATCAGCTATCATTCTAACACGCCTTAATTCACGTAAGAATATATCATTATTAATAACTGTCTTACCCGTTCTTTTAGCTCCATGAAGTCCTAATATAAAAAAATCACTAGTGTTAGTTCGCTTTAGTATTTCAATCTGTTTAGGTGTGTATAACTTATTAAGATTCATTAATTTCACCATCCACCTTATCAAATAATTCTGCTATCTTATCTTCTTGACTAGTACTTGTTTTTAATTCAGCTTCAGCGGCTTTAGCTTGTTGATTAATAAGTTTAGTCCTCGCTTGTTGTTCTGCAATATCATATTTATCTTTAGCGTTTGTTACTTTCGCTATCGCTTCAAAGGCTCTTACATTTCCACTAGCGGCTTGTTGAAACATTTGTACAGCTAATAACATTTCATTTGTTGGATCAAGTCCTAAACTTTCAAGCGTGTCTTTTGATTTCTCACTAGATACATCAGCGGCAAGTATTATTTCCATAGCTTTTTTTAAGTCAGCCTTTCGTTTCCGTGCTTTACCACTAGCCTTACCGCCTTTAGATGTGATTTCAGAACGTTCAGCAGGAGTACGAGTATTAATAGGCTTTAAATTCTCTAAACTTTTTTTACGTCCCAAAATCAATCACCTCTTTCGCTAATATTGATTATATGTTTTAGGCCTTATCTTTTTATTTTTTTCTAATAAGAATTTAAATTTTTCCCATGCTTTTTTATCATCTCTTCCATCTCTCGACAACCTATCCATCAATCTAGCATATCTAGTTTGACTGTATCTTTTTTGTTCGAATTGAACTCTTTTATCTATCGACTTACCTTTTTTTAATTTTTCTCTTAAATCTCTTGAAAATCTTTCTGCACTTAATCTACGTCTTGCTGCTCGTTTCAACCTTACTTGTTTTTCAGCACTTAATTTATTAGAATTAGTACCTATTTTATAACTATTAGTCTTTTTAACAGCAATCACACCATGTTTACTTATACCTTTATTCTTAGTTCTACCTGAACTAGCTCCTCTACTTCCCATTATTTTCACCTTCTTTCATTCTTTCAGTAACTGCATTCTCTATATAAATTACTTCTACATCATCATAATCAAATTCTATTTTGCCACCATATACAATTAATCTCATAGGTTGAAGTCGTTTTAACATCTCCTTAACTCCTGCTTGCCATATTCTCATAGCGTTACTATCCCTTTTAACTCCAATAGTTGAGATAGACAACGTTGCAAATTTAGGTAAGCCATCAAAACAAAAGTTAAAACTATTTTCATCAGCCCACGTAACAGTTGGAATTACTGTAAGTCCATAATCTTGCATTATTTGACCAATTAAACGGCTTCTATATACGTTCCACACCATCATAGCAACTGGCATATCTAGATATAAACTAAAGTCAGGAGTAAGTACACAATCAAATTGTTTTAGCTTATCGATGTAATACTCTGGGCGTTGCCATATTCTTTCAAATTGATAATCATCTAAATAAAAATGTACACCTTTTCTATAATCAGGCTTGTTTAACACGTAATTAAAGCCTTGTAAGTCATTTACTGTATGATTAACTGCCGTTAACGTTGGCATTTGATAGAAACCACTCACACGGCTTTCATCATAATCAAATAAATTGTACTGTTCAATTGTCGTGTCTCTATGATGTTCTTTTTCTTCTTCCTCTATAATTTCATTATCAGTATTATCAACGCTTAATTCAATAGGTTCAAAGTCTAAACCAAAATTACTCATATCTAAATTAATATCTTGCATTTCAAGGTTTAAAATCTCATTGTCAAACCCTGTCGCAAGGTTAGTTGAGTTTGTTGCTAATATATACCCTCTCTTCTCTTCGTCTGTAAGGTGTGACAATCGAACAATAGGTACTTCATCAAGTCCTAACAGTTTAGCGGCTTCATACCTACCATGACCAGATAAAATCATATTGTTTTCATCGATTTCAATCGGATCATTAAAGCCAAACTCCTCAATTGAATTAGCAATCTGTCTAATCTGTTTTTTAGTATGAATTTTAGCGTTATTCTTGTATTCAATTAGTTCTGATACTTTAATTTTATCTTTGTTCAATCATTGTTCACATCCTTTCTTGACAAAATAAAAGAAGCACCCGTTAAGGTACTTCCGTAAGTAAGTTGTTATGTCATATTAACAAAAAAGAGAACTGATTCAAATGATCACATTAATATATTACCATAAATATAAGATATATGTATATATATTACTATATACTAGAATATTTTAATATATTTTAATATCTCCCCTTATATAAATCAGGAATATATATCTCTGATAATGCTTCTGTATGATACTTCAATCTTGTGTTTTGACTTATATCCATTTTCTTTTCGATATAATCCCAGCTATACCATCTAATGTATCTCATTATAAGCAAATGTTTATATTTTGTATTTTCAACATTCATAATCAAGTCTAACACTTCTTCTTTCATTTCAGTTAATTCAATAATAGCATTTAACAATTTCTGAATATATCTATCTACCCTATCTATCATAGCTTCCCAACTTGATTTATTACCACCCTTGACTTGTTCTTTCGAATAATCAATAGCTTTTACTCTAGTCTTTCTTGCTTCTTCATCTTTAATTTGCTCATGTAATTCTTGAATGCTATCTTCTAAATCTCTAATACGTTCTAAATATCTAATCTTCTTATATGCTATTCTTTCTTTCTTATCTCTCATTAGACAACTCCTTTACAAGTGAAATTAATATATGTAGTACTATCATTAACACTGTCAACAATACAATTATACATATACTCCAAAATAACCAACCTGCTATCGTGCTTAACATTCCTCATCCTCCTCAATCTTAATCAATAAATATGTATTTCTATCTTTATATCGCTTATTTCCATAAGTATATAATGTTTCTATTCTTTTGTTGGTAAATTCCGCCATCTCTTTCATTGTCCCAACAAATATCAATTCATCTCCATAATACAAAGCGTAATCCTTCTCAATATTAGCCATTTTTTCATCCTCAAACTTATCTAATTTCCTTCTTTGTTGAAAAGTACCTCTTTAATCTGTTCTCCAAACTCTTCAATAAATTGTTCTGCTATTTCTTTTGATTTAAAATAAGGTAGTTTAGATAATGGATTAATTGTAATAGAAGAATAACAACCTAAATATTCGTACCTATTATCATATTCAACAAAATACCTTCTTTCGTTTTCATCTTCCCAATTTGGTGTCCAACCTTCATTATGTTCTTCCGCCCAATCATTTATCCTTTTAAGCAGTAAAAACTCCAATCGCTTTTGTATAGCCTCTTCTCTAGTCTTATACAACATACCGAATGAATAAACATTAACTATATCCATTTCATCAGCGTCATATAATATTTCTCTTATAGCACCCGTTGTAATGTCATTATAGAATAACAACGTTCCATTTTCCGGGTATTTCAATTCATATCGTTCTTTAACATTAACTTGAGTTTCTTCCTTTTGATCCTCTTTTAAACTCATAACCTTTTCATACAACGCTTTTAATTTAATATACCTATCCTTGTTAGGTTTAGTCTCTCCCTTTCTCCATTGAGTAATATTCCCTGTGCTTTTAACACCTAATTCAACCGCTAATAACGTGTCATTTAAATTATAATGTTCCTTAACTACTCTCATCATCTCTGCTACTGTTTCCATCTAATTTTCCTCCTTTTATAAATCTCATTAAAATAACGAACAAATACGTTAGTATAACTATCAATGTTGTACTTAAGATTATACAAATTATGTATAATAGAACATCCGTTATAAACATTGTTTTCAATTCCATGTTTTACCTCCTTATCATACCTTCTAAAAATACTATATCTGGTGTTTTAATATTTCTAAAAATTAAAATCCCTACTGTTACAATTCCTAATACTATTAATACAGATATAGTCAATTTAAGAATTTTCATAGAAAGTGTAAAATTTTCATCCAAAAATAGTACACAGAATACTGAAATAATAATACATACAAATATAACCAAAGATAGTATTGAGATTAAAATATTACAAGTATCATATATTACATACTGCCATTTTAAAGCCTCATATATTTCTGGTACTTTATCTAAACTTAAGTTTAGTTTTTCCACTGCATTTTTCATTAATTCA